CTTGTCTTCCGGCACTTCCCGGAGGGTGCAACGATAAGAACTGCAAGGTTAGGGTAGATTTGATACGCCCCTTTGTCGTAGTAGACGTTCCGGCCCAGCACGCTTCCAATAGCGACACATCCGGCGAAGAAGTGGAAGACATCAGGCGGCTCCGTGTTGAGGGTGAAGAGCATGTAGTCCGCAAGCCAGCTCTGCGCTGGCACCAGGGACATGAAGTCGGGGATCCGCTTCTTCTTCATGTCCAAGGCAGTAGAGAGCTCCGCGTCCGTGAGGTGGAAGCTGTGTTGCATCGCACGGAGTAGTTCAGGCGGGCGAGAGGCGGGTGGGAGCAACAAGACCCATTCTAGGATCTGGTTGTACAGGGCGCCACCACGTACGTCGTTGACTCCGGCGAGGAACTCCATCAGCTTCGCGATCTGCTGGCTGATTGGGAGTGGCGTCGCCTGCTTCATGCGAATCTCCTGAGATACGCCACGTTGTAGTACGTGCACGCCAGCTCCTCCTTTGTCAGGACAGCGTCCATCCGTAACGGCCCCGTTCCCCGTAAATCGATCCCCGGCTCGAACCGCTTCAGCTGTTGCCCGAACTTGATCGGCTTACTGGTGTCCACACTTGCCTTGATCCCTTGCTCCTCGAGGATCGTGCGGATGCTCTTTAGCTCGGACAGGGTGTTCACTCCGAGGAGATGGTGCCGGACCTCGTATCGCTTGAACTCCTGGATGTGCGTCCGGATCCATTCGCTACGTGGCTCCTTGAAGGGCCAGAAGAACCAGCTGCAACCTCGGCTTAGCGCGGCCGCTATGAACTGGCTCCGGACGTTGGGATCTCCTCCAGTAACCACGATCCCGACCTGGAACTCCTTCTTGAACACACGGAGCGTCTCTTCATACTGCTCCCAGTTCCACGTTCTATCTCCGAGCCGGTCTGGCGCAACGACCACTGTGGGCTTTATCGCCCTCGCGGCCAAGCGGAGCTCGACTGGGCTCAGGGGCACTCCCAGCTCGTGGAAGCTGTTGTCAAGGATTACCTCCCTGCCCCGTGCACTCATCTCCCGGTAGAACTCGGCGTAGAGCTTGTTGTCCAGAACCATGTGTGCCAGGGCGAAGTCCATCTCGCACAGAGGCGAGAGGTCCCAGAGGTGTTCGACGGGAATCTCCATACACAGCTTCACTTCGCGACCTCCATCTTCACTTCGACACAGATGCTGCCCACAACCTCCCGATGCCGATTCTTGTCCAGGAGGAACGCGAGCACGCTGCCACAGCGGACGCACTGGTACGCTGGGTGCAGTGTCTCCTCTCCCCGTCCTTGCATGTTCACGTTGTACACCTTGGTGAAGCAGCCGCAGCCACATGTGTAGCACGAGGTGTGGCTGTCCCTCTCGATGTCTCCAATTTTCATAGTCCGAGCTCCTTCCTGAACTTCATCTGTGCTTCCCCTTCCAGCTTCGTCTCCATCCAATTCCTCGGCCCGTAGCTGGGCTCTGCGGGCACGCGCCATCCGTGAGGATAGAACTTGCGCACTGTAGCTGGATCGCGTGAGGCGCCCACGATTTCCGGCCATGAGCGTTGCATCACACTTGTGAGACATTCCGTGGCCTCCTTCACTACATCCCTGTGGCTCACAACCACGAGCTCGTCGTGCACGGTAAGCCTTACACTCGCTCCGTGTGGGAGCTGCTCGTCCGCTTCCCGTATGGCGACGTACATCATGTCCGCTCCCGTGCTCTGCGGAGGGAAGTTGTACATCTCCGTCACTTGCCTGGTGTACCACCACCTCCGTCGGCCGAACGGGTTAGCGAGGAAGTGCTGTCGCTCGACCTGTTCCTCGAGGGACTTGCGCCACCGTTCGTACACGTGGTACTTGTTGAAGAAGCGGAGCAGGAAGGACTCGACCCACGACTTGGTTGTCCCGAGCTGCTGAGCGATTGACTGTGCTCCCCGTCCGTAGCCGAGGCCGTACACGATGAACTTCGTGGCGTAACGGTAATTGTACTGCTTACCGGGAACGAGGTCTCGGACTCGAGAAAGAGGTAGACCGAAACCCTCTGCGGCCGTAACCTCGTGAATGTCCTGACCAGCCGCCAGAAGTCCGAGACCGTAAGGATCGCCAGAGAGTGCCATTGCAATTCGCCACTCGACCTGGCTCCAGTCCACGCTGATGAAAACGTGATCTGGATCGTCCGGGATGTAGATCTCCCGGAGCTTCTTCGGAATGTTCTGGGCGTTCGGATCCCACGAATTGATACGCCCAGTTGCCGCTTTAGCACACCCGAAACGTGGGTGGACGAAGCCCTGCTCATCGGTCTTTACCTCTAGATTCGTGCTGACGGTGTGGTGAGCGCTTCGGATCTCGTTGATCAGGCCCAGGATCTTGTTCTCCGGGAACTTCTCGACCAGCGCTTCCACCGCCGCCGCGTTCGCCGTAGCACGCATCCCGCCCTTCTGGTCCTTCACGTGTTGAACGGGAAGGCCCATGGTGTCGTACAGGAGCTTCATCAACTCCCTGGGGCTCTGCACGTTGAGGTTAGGCTGACCCACTGCATCCCGGAGCATCTGTTCGTAGCGGCCTGCGGCCGCGGTCATTCCATGTGCCCAGAGTTCCGCTTTGTCCGTGTCCTTCCGAATTCCACGGTCGGCCATGCGACGGAGGATGGGTTGCAGGGGCATCACGTTCTTGTATAGGAGGTCATCCATCCCCATGTTGTGGATCTCAGCGCGAAGGCCCAGGTAAGCACGTGTGGTCGCGTCCACGTCCTTAGCGCAGCCAGTGGCCAGTCCAACCTCATCACCCTTGTACATAGAGTCATCTTTCCAGTGCTCCATGTCCGTGTAGAAGGTCTTGATGTTGTCCAGCGACTTCGGAAGGTCGGAGTTTGTAAGGTGGAACATGAGCATCGTGTCACAGGTGTTCCCCGCTACTCGCCAACCTGGCCGTTTGTCTTCGAAGAGGGGCCAGTCGTAGGATTCGGAGTTTTGTCCGACCTTAACAATCGTAGGATCTGAGAGGAGCCCGTAGAGTAGGCGCTGAGCTTGAGGGGTCCAGCGGAAAACCCTAGCACGACCTGCGGCCGACCCGACGCCGTAGCATTTGATGTGAGCTTCATGGACGTCGAGGCTCGTTGTCTCGGCGTCGATCGAGACGAAGCCGGTGAGTTCGGCTTCTCTTCTAACAGCATCTGCGTGATCCTCAGCATCAGGGAGGATGGAATACTCCACGTCGATGCGACGGACTTCCCGGAACCGCGATTCCCGCTTCGCTTTGACGAGGTCCCAGACGACGACCGGCCAGAACGTTTGTGTACGCATGACGAACGCGGGGTGAAACGTGGGGAGAACCTTCCTTCCTCCAGCGCCCTCAATAGGTATCCCGCGATAGCTACCGATCTCTGTCTTTCCTGTAGTGACGTAGAGCGCAGTCGCTCCGAGAGGGACGAGGAGTTTGGGGTTGACGAGTTTGAGCTCGTTGACGAGGTAGCGGGCACACCATCGGATTTCTTCATCGTCTGGCTTCCTGTTCTTGGGTGGCCGACATTTCACGGCATTGGTTATGTAGACCTCGTCACGGCGGATGTCCGCTTGGCCCATCAGCGCAGTGAGCACCCGGCCAGAGCCACCGACGAAGGGGAGGCCCCTACGGGCCTCCTCCTCGCCGAGTGCTTCGCCGATGAACATCATATCGGCATCCGTGGGTCCGACACCATAGGCGTACCCCTCACCAATCTCGTAGAGGGGGCACGCCATACAGTCGTCAGGCTTGGGTCCCGTGATCAAGCGCTTCTGGCACACTGGGCACAACCCAGTGTTCGGGTGCAAATCCGAGGTTGCGGATTTGCCATCCGGGCCGGACTTGCAGACGGAGTTTTGACACTTCACATCTTCCTCCGTCTCTTGTTATCGTCTATCCAACCCTGGACGGAGTCCATCATCCCGTCACGCTCAGAGTTGGAGATCCAGAACACGGCTCCCTCTCCCTTCGGGGCAGCTTCGTGCTCTCCGAACGGGACGAGGAACAGGCCCCATCCCCACCCTTCCGGGACCTCCTCGTCGATCAAGGTGGCCAGGGTACGCAGTGCCCGCTCGATGTATTCGTTCCGGACCTGGTAGCGCTCGTCATGCGTTGATGGGGGGTATCGTTTCCCCTTGTGTGTTTGCTTCACGACGCCTCCTTTGGTGGGGGGTAACGTTCTAGAAACGCCGTGGCCCGGATACGTAGCTCCTCTGATACGTCACGTTCCCACCTGTCTCCCCATCCGCAATACTCGAGGTGCTCGATCAGGTCTTGAATGAGACCGACCATCTCTTGTTCTGTCATCTTGCCTCCACTCGTGGGTAGCCGATCATCCGGAGGAACTCGTCTCGGGTGGGGTGATTGGTCATGAAGAGACCCCTCATGGCAGAGGAGACAACGTCTGCGTCGGAGCGAACTCCCCTGTGGCGCATGCAACCATGGCGCCCCACAACAACGACTCCAGCGCCTTTCGCGTCTGTGGCGTGTTGCAGGAGATCGACCACCGCGTCTGTGTAAGTTTCCTGCATAATGGGTCCTGTGAGAGGTTGTTCAGCGACTCGAGCCAGCTTGCTGAGACCGAGGACCTCTTTATGCGGAATGTAACCGACGTACACACGCATCTCCACTGGAACGAGATGGTGTGGGCAGACTCCGTGCACCACGTGACCCCGGAGGATGACCATGGAGTCGTGTTGTTCAGGGAAGGTGGCGAAGCTGTTGTGACGGGGAGTAAACAGTTCCCTGTACATACGTGCGACGCGGGCAGGTGTGTCCTTGTAATTACGATCACTCAGATCTACTCCCATTCCCTCCAGGAGGAGTTTGACCCCTTGTTGCATCTTGCGGTCGTCGAACCGCTTGGTGGGGGGTAACGTTGTCTTGGTCATCGCACGTTGATGAACTTGTGGAACTGGGTGCTGAGCCTCAGCTCCGGGTAGTGGAGCACGACATCCTCTGCGTTCTGCATCTCGATGTCGTCGATCACGTTCTTCTTGTTCCGAGGCTGCAGGTAGACCAACTCCTTCTCCTTGGCCCAGCGTCTCGCTTGCTCCACTGTAGGCCAACCTTCCGTAGTGTCTCCCAGGCCCCCGAGGATCACCTTAAGCTCACAGGCCTGCTCGATCATTGTGGGGAGGAAGCCCGGCTTGGGCGACACGGTGATCCAGTCGATGGAGCCGTGTCTTGCGGGATCGTACTCCACGGTGCCACTGGTCTCCACGTGGACCTTCATTCCGAACTTGTGGACCACGTCCACGAGCAGGCAGAGGTTGCGGTCCAGTGGTTCCCCACCCGTAATGCAGAGGATGTGGTAGGGCTCTGCCCATTCAGCGATTTGGAGGG